AAGGAATTGGAGCAAATGGCGACAACAGTTGCGTCCAAGTTATAAACTCAAACACATTAGAACAAGCAGCCGAATTTTATAGCAATCAAATATCACCACATGATTTTTCCCATATTGTCCATGAATTAGCATCGGCATATAACACCGGACTTATAATCGTTGAAGACATGTCATCAGGAGGAATTGTTCTAGACATGTTAGTACATGAATTTAGTTACGAAAATTTATTTTATAGCGGCAAATCAGGTAAGTCAGCAAAAGCCGGTATCAAAATGAGCATTAACATTCGTCCCATAGTTCTCCAAGGCCTTCAATCTAGAATACTAAATAGCACCCTCCACATTAAAAGTAAAAGACTAGTTACTGAAATGAAAACTTTTGAGTTTAATGTCACATCCAAAAAAGCTGAAGCCGCCAAAGGAAAACATGACGATGCAATCATGTCTATAGCACTCGCCTTATACGCTAGAGACCAAAGTGTAAGAGACTTGCCACTTGGCTCCCCAATGATTGAATCATCTAATAGAGCACAAACAAATCTAGCAGACATTAGGTCAGAACTCAGAAAAGGACTCAGAGAATCAGTACTAGACAAAATTACAAAAAAAGAAAAAACACTCGAAGACCTTGAAAATGAAAATTTATTAAGAACTTATAGAAAACAAAATGCATTAATAAAAGATTTCGGATGGTAATTAATCTATATAATTTAATAGACATGAGAAAAGCAGAAATTTCTATTGATTTGACTCTTTACAACGATGCCATGCAGCTATGTCTGTATGACCGTGAATGGTATGCTATAGCAAAAGAACAAAAAGAAAATCTATTTGAAACAATTAAAATAGTTACCGGCGATTTGAGCGAAATAGCTACTAACAAGTATTTGCTCAACAAAGATATTGCCGAATTAATGAAGTATAAGTGTGCCAATCAATTAGATGAACAAAGTCTGGGTTTTTTCTTTGATACAGAATCAGACGCAAGCGTGAAATATTTAACATCTGTCATCAAAACAAAGACAGAATTCAATGCGGCAGTAGTAAAGAACCTTCTTCAAGAATATTGTGACAACACAAGAGATATCTTTCACGCAACCATTTCGCCATTTCCCGAAACACCACTCGATACCACAAAATCCATGAAAAAATTTAAGGTGGTAATCAACGAAGATAAATACTTTATCTTAGAACTAAGTGGTCAAACTCTAATCTGTAGACAACATTTAGAAAATATTTCACAACTAAACGAGTATTTCGAAACCAGAGCAACTTCTAAAAGGATATGCAGAGGATATTTTTCCAAAAATGACCTACCAGAAGAAATTGTAATAGAAGCACAACAAAAATTAAATTACCTAAAAGAATGCATTCTGCCAATCAATTTTGCCAGAAAAACAGAATCAGACTACAAAATTGTATACAAAGAATATCAAGTGTGTCATTGTCAAGATAAAGATTTTACAATTGATGGAAAAAGATTGAAGATTTCATATATTGACAGGTTCAAAAAATGAATAACAATGAAGTAAAATTGAATGAGATTCAAAAAACTTTGGAATCCTGCCTAAGAGGCCTGCCAGAGCAGTTCGCCTTAGATGAAGTAAAAGGCAATCTAAAAAGAACTTTGGAATCAATCAAAAAAGTACAAGTCAAAAGAAATAGAAGAAGACTAACAGAACAAGAAAATCAACGCTCTAAAATGGCCTTCACTTCATATGAAGATGCCAAAAAAGCTCTGGATATTCTGGAAAAAATGATGCAGGATGAGCAAAAAAATCTAGAAGATTTAACCAAACCAAAACCCCAAAATACAATCGCCGATTACAATGATGATAGTATGCTACTTGGTTAAAGTAAATTGAAAATTCATCGGAACTTGAACAAAATCCGATATCCTTTGCAAGTTTACCTGAAGTTTTTCTAAATCATCTTGAATTTTTATGTAAGATAAAGTCTGAGGAAGCTGCTGCCTGATAAACTCTTTCCTGTTGTCAAGATAATCTTTAGCACACATTCTGTGTATTAAACCGCTATCTTTAACTCTTTGAATACAGTCATCAGAATTGTTTTCTATGTAAATTACTTTAGAAAAACTGAGAGCATCTTTAAAACCAGTCTGCCAATTAAAGACCAAAATGTCAAAGTGTCTAGAAAATTTTGTTTCATACTTTTCATAATCAAAATAAATGTTAGAATTATAATAGGTATTTAGGTCATTATATACAAAATGAGAATACAAGAATTTGTTGGTTGTCAACATTTTGTTCCACAACTGGGCGTCAACTCCAAGATGTGTCAATATAAAAAAGTGTCTCATATTTATTCTATTAGAGATAGATAATTTAAATTAGTAGAGGTTAGTCAGATGGCCACACCAATTTGGGCAGACTTTTTCAAAACGTTCGACTTCGCTTTCGCCAGAGATCCTGTCTCTAGGTCAATAGACCCAAAAGACTTGGTCGGCGCAGGCGTAGCACAGCCAGATGCTATTCCCACGCTAAACCCAGATGGAAGCTTCTGGAGCAATACAGACAGTCGCCTAATTAGACTAAGAGAAACTAACGATTTTATCGACCTGTCTACCGTAAGCAATAGACAATCCCGCTACAAAGAATATGAAAGATTAAGGACAGTTCCAGAAATCGAATGCGCTCTAAGCGTCTTTAGCGACGAAGCTTGTTTAGCTGGCCACACCTTGATAAGCACCCCTTTCGGCATGTTTCCCATCGAAAAACTCGAAGAAAAATATAAAAATGAAAAGTTTTTAGTTTATTGCTATGATTTTAAGAAAAAAGATTATGCGTTAGGTTGGGCTCATAGTCCTAGAAAAACCAAAACCGCTGAAACAGTTCATGTTGTTCTAGACCACGGAAAAGAAATCGAATGCACTCCTGATCACCGAATACTTATGCGTGATGGAACTTGGAAGTGCGCTGGCGATATCAAAGAAGGCGACCTAATTATGCCTTTCTATAGAATGCCAGTAAATCAACACCTCACAGATTTACCCACAAAACAATTCCCAAGAATATTCACATTCGGAAAAGGCTGGATTCATGAAAGACACTTTGTCGATGATTGGAGATTAGGCAAAAGTGAACCCAAATTAGATAAAATTGCATATTACGGTAGAATGCTTGGTCAAGATCTAAATATGAATCAAATAGCTCAACAAGCCGGATGTGACTGGAAAACTGTAAAAAATCGTCTCAAAGCCGAAGGATTTTCAGTTGATGAACTAAGATGGTTAGGAAAATACCATAAAGATCATAGAAGAGTACTTAATGTACATAAAGGAAAAATAAAAGATGTTTATGACTTAACAGTCGAAGAACATCATAATTTTGCCACAGATTGCGGTATTGTTCATAACTGTCAAAAAGATAGTCACGGCAACGTCATTCAAATTAATTGCAATAATGAAGATGTAAAAGATGAATTAGAATTCCTTTTTTTACACAGAAGTATGATTAATCTTAATCGCAGAGTATGGAGCGATTTCAAAAGCCTCTTGCTCTACGGCGATCTTTTCTACGAATTAGTCATAGATTTGGACAACCCAAAAGAAGGCGTCATGAAAATAACACGCCTTCCCCCAGAATCCATGTATAGAATTGAAACTACCAAAGGTAGAGTCGTAGAATTCCAACAATCCAAGGAAGGTCCAGATTATCAAAGCTTGACAAAAGCTCCAGTAGTTCACGCTACAGATCAAGAAATCGCCATGGCAACAGCCATACGCTTCAGTCCTGAACAAGTAGTACATGCACGCTTGGGAGACGACAGAAGAACCTTTTATCCATACGGAGTTTCTATCGTAGAACCAACAAGAGGTCCTGCCAATCAACTAAGACTCATGGAAGACGCCATGTTGGTCTACCGCCTCTCCAGAAGCCCCGAACGTAGAGTTTTTTATATCGATGTGGGACAACTACCACCATTTAAAGCCGAAGCATTCATCGAAAGACTTAAAGACCAATTCAGAAAGAAAAAGGTCAGCCATAGCCAAGGAAGTTTCGGATCAGCAACCCCTAATAGCGTAGATGAAAGATATCATGCGCCAGCAGTCGATGAAGATTTCTGGCTGCCTATTAGACCTAATTCCAATACCAAAATTGAAACTCTACCGGGTGCACAAAACCTTGGCGAAATTGATGACGCAATCTATTTTAGAAACCGATTGTTTACAGCATTGCAGTTTCCTAAAAACTACATGAACACAGAAGATCCTAACCAAACAAAAATCACACTTTCAGCACAAGACGTAAGAGTTGCAAGATTAGTAGAACGCTTCCAAGCACCATATGAAGATATTCTATGGGAAATAGCTGATAGACATCTCAAATTAAGAGGCTTCCCCCTAGACACATATGATGATTTAAGAATCAAAATGACACAACCATCCGAATGGAGGGAATTGAGCCGACAAGAAGTTACAGCCGCTCGTATACAAAATGCCACCAGCATTAAAGGCAGCACTCTAATGTCTGATTATGATATTCTCACAGAATGGCTTGGATATTCTGAAGAAAAATCCAAGATATTCATGGCAAGAATGAAAATGCAGAAAATTGAAGATGCAAAACTACAGGTGCTTGCACAAAATCCTGCCCTCCTTGGTGTTGGATTGCCTTCTGATGAAAGTAATAATGAACAAAAACTGGGTACTACTCCAGAAGGTCCTAACCAAGAAATCAGCCCAGAAGGACTTAATCCTCCAGAACAACAGGGCGGTGGCGAAGCAGAAATGCTAGCTGGTGGCGGCGAACAAGCTGCACAACAACCCGCTGCCGGACAAGAAAATAACATCCAAGGCACGCCACTTCGCACGCCTACAGAAAAAGACTTGATTAAATACGATATTGAAATCCAAAACTACGCTAGCGAAGAAGACTATGAACCAATAGATTACTCTGACGCTTAGTTGTAGTAACTGTTATTAGTAGAACCATTCTGATTGGGGTTGGGAGCATTAACTACCTGATTCTCCCCATCAATATATACTAAACCTCTGGTTATAGGATTTCTAAAGAAATTAACCGCACGCTCAATCATAGAATAACCAATTTGCTTGCTATATTGGTCGTTTGCATTACATAAAACAAAACATACAGATTCAACAAACCCCTTGTTGTTACCCAACATGTTACCAAATTGCTCCAACAATTGCCTTCTGATTATCTGACGGTCTTGCTCATCCAAATGACCAAACATCTTTAATATATGGTCTTTTTCTTCCTGTGAAGCATGGTTCCAGTGCTTTTCAAAACCCTCTGTTGTAGACTGTTCAGCCAAGTAATCGGAAAATTTTTTCATGGTTCACCAATATTTAACGGTAACTGCATAGATAAAAGGATAATTGGAAGTATACATTCTTTGTAATTAGCAAAGTTTTACCTCCTTAATATATAACAAGCGGAAAGTTATATTTAAAAAAATCTTTCAAGGAGATTTGGCATGAAAAAGAAATTTGTCGATTTCGAGACTTATAAGAACATCGAAAAGAACTCACTTACCTCTGTTGAGCGTGAGTTGGATGAAGCCGCTGAGTTTGTCGGCAAGGTTTGTGGAGATACAAACCTAAGGCTTTATTGCATTTCAGAGGACACCGCCACCTATGTTGCAAGCAACGGTGACCTAGTCCAAGCCCAATACACCGTAGACAATAACAAGATTCTTCTAGAAAATATTGAAGTTTTAGTAGTAGAAGAAGAAAACCTTGAAATGTCTCGCAAAAATGTTATCGGCCAGATGGTCGATGCTATTCTTGAAGAAAACCTAGAAGGCGCAAACGTCAAGTTTTCTGAATACTTCGAAACACCAGTCGTTAAGGCTGGCCTAAGAGAAGGCGTTGTTAGCGAAGGCGCTAAGCACGACAAGAAGAAGAAAAAGAGAGGACTACCCGAAGGTCTTCGCAAATATCTCGAAAAGCACGGTAGCCCCCTCCATAAGAAGGGCAAGAAGAGCAAAGCCGACGAAAGAGATGATAAAAAAGACGGCCTCGATAAGAAGAGACTCAAGAAAGTTGCTCAAAAAGCAGGCGATCATAAACTTAAGGAATGGGGCCTAATCGCCAAAAATATCCTTGAATTCGTTGATTTCCGCAGCAATGGCGACCTTTACAAAAATGTTCGCACACAAAAAGATGCCAAAGGTAACGTTACAGGCGTTTCCATTCCACGCTCCAACGTCCGCAACGAAGGCAAAGTCCTCATGTTGCAGTACAAGGACATGGCAAACATCATTGATGGCCGCTTCAAGACCCTCAGCGAAGCCCTAAACCACCAGTCCAACTGGCTAAAAGCTGTTAATGACATGAAGCGTTACAACGCTATGTCTAACGGCGAAGGTCTACAGACTTGCTTCGAAAATGTCGTTTCCGTTTGGCCAAACCTACTCTATCTCCGCAGAGCAGAACTTGCCCATAAGATTGACGAAGCTCTTAAGGTTACTGGCGCTAAAAATTATGATGACGAAACCTGCGTTTTCTTGGCAGAAGGCGTTATCAGAACCGCCCATAAGACCTATAGCGATAGAGTTAGCAAAATCTTCTCCGCTGCTGGAAAACAAGCAGACCTAGACGATTTTAACGCTTTCGCAGCAGTGTCCGAAGCTGTCTTCGCTAAAGCCGATGAAACCATCCGTGCTGAAAGACAAGTATTCAAGGACCTTTACCGCTCCCTAAGCGAAGTACACCGCCTCAGCCGCCTCATGGGCGATGATGCCACAAGCCTAGAAGTCGGCTCCCTCATCCATGAATGCGAAAGCGTTCTTAAGAATGAAAGCGCCCCTTCCTTGGTTCTCGCTGAAGACCTAGCCCTCTATCTAGAAGCCGCTACACAGGCCCTAGATTTCGACGGTTCTGCTTGGACTGTTATGTCACCAGTTATCAGCATCAATGGCGATAACCCATTCATTCACAAATACGGCGCTATGAACGGTAGCCCCGGCGATCATAAGGGGCCATATGAACTAAGCCCCACATCCGATGGACATACTGTAAAAACTGACGTTACAGGCATGGAATATTACACAAACATGCACAGCAACGACCTCAACCCAAAACTACATAACCCCTACGCTCCCGAAGGCGGCGACTTCCTAATCAAGGGCGCTACCCCAATCGTTTCCGATACATTCGAACTCGGAACCTCTGGCGGTAAAGACACTTGGCCAGCCTTGGAAAACCCCTACATCCCCGGACAGGAAATGACCTTGGGCGACAGCTTCAAGCTAATCGATCCTGAAAACGCATCAAATTGGTACAAAAAGAACCTCGATGTGGTTCCCCAAGATGATGTTCTCGCCAAAACAGCTAAAGACTAAGTCTAAGGAGATAAAGTGAACTCGAACCAGTATCTACTAATCGACTGCTGTACCTATGGAGGAATTGAGCTTGCCATGAATGAGTCCTCAGAAAGAGGACTCACCAAATTCAGAGGCAAATTCCAAGAAGCGGAAGCTGTTAATAAAAACAAAAGAATGTACAGCTATGGTGTACTAAATGAGAATGTAAAGAAATTGCAAGAATGTGTCAAAGCAAGAGGACTTGTGGGTGAATTAGACCACCCAGAAGATAGCATTATTCACTTCGAAAAAGCATCTCACGTTATTACGAAGTTGTGGTGGGAAGGAAGCGTCCTAATGGGTGAAGGAGAAATCCTTAATACACCCCACGGAAAAATCCTAAAAGCCCTAATCAACGACGGTGTACGTGTCGGTGTCTCTTCCCGTGGCGTAGGCAACGGAAAGACGAATGAGAATGGCATCCTTGTAATTGACGAGTCTTACAAACTCATCACCTTCGATGTGGTTGCTGACCCGTCTACATTCGCCGCTTTCCAAAAGAAAGTAGGCACAACCAAGGAGAGTCAGGAGTACACTCCAGAGGTTTTTGATAATTCCCAGAAAAAAAATGACAGCAGCAGCATACATAAGGTAAACAAAGATGCTCTGATAGCGTGTCTGGGCGGAATTGTAAAGGCTCAAACTAACAACATCAAAATGAGGTTAGGATAATGGAACATAAAATCGTTGAATCATTGAAAAAGCTTTTACCTGAAGATCAGGTAAATGAAGTCGCTTCAGCCGTGTCTGAAATGCTAGCAGAAGCTCAAGAAAAGCTCGAACAAGATTACAATAGTAACCTTGAAGAAGCTTACTCACAGCTATCAGCCGAACTTTCTCAGGCTGAGAAAACCGCTTACCAAGGATACCAAGAGGCCTATGAGATTATTAACGATCTTAGCAGCCGCCTAGAGGTACAAAAAGCCGAATTCGAGAAGACCCTCGAAGAAGGCTACGAAGAAGCTTACCAAATGCTTCTTTCCGAAAGAAACAGCAAGGGCAAAGTCGAAGTTGACCTCTACGAGGAATATGACGGCAAACTCGCTGAAATGAAAAACTACATTGTTGAGAAAGTTGACCAATTCCTCCAACTCAAGGGCGGAGAAATCTACGAGCAAGCTCGCCATGATCTCATCAATGACCCAAGAGTCGTTGAACACAAGGTCGCACTCGACAAGATTATCAACATTACCAGCAACTACCTTTCTGACGAAGAGAAAACCTTTGCTACCTCATCCAAATTGGATGAATCAACAAAGAGGAACGAAGAGCTTAAAGGACAACTCAGAATGCTCGAAGCTCGTAACATCCGTCTCTCCACAGAAAATACTCGCCTAAACGAGTCGGTGCGCAAAACCGCTTCCGTTATTACCGAAGCCAGAAAAGCTGTGCCTGCTCAAAACAGCAGAACTAGGCTGCTCGCCGAACAGAAAGAAAGATCAACGAAAGTAAAGACAGCAAGCGGGAGAGGACATATTGACACCGAGAACATTCAGGTTATTGCGGAATATAACACTGGTTCAGGTGAAACAAACGAGCTACTTATTCTCTCAGGCGTTAAAAAGAATAAGAACTAAATCTTAATAGGAGTTAATCAATGAATGCTAATGCAAGATTTCTAAATGAAGCTAAAGAGCTTGAGACTCGTTGGAGCAAAACTGGTATTCTAAAGGGCATCGAAGACCCTTATGTCCGCTCTGCTACTGCAGTTCTACTCGAAAACCAGAGGCTTATCAACGAAGTCGCAACCGATACATCCGACGTTGCACAGTTCAAGAGAATTTCTATTCCTCTTGTCCGTCGTATCTATCCACAGCTAATCGCTAATAAGATTGTTAGCGTACAGCCACTACTCGGCCCAACCGGCTTGGTGTACTATCTCCGCTTCCGCTATAGCTCCAACAAGGGCTATATGCAGGGTGCTTCTAACGACAGCGGCTTCCCCGCTGACGATAACACCTCCCTCCAACAGAGGGCGAGCGGTGATGCCAACCTTGACATCTACTACTCCAGCCAGTTCGTACAGAACGAGAAAACCCCAGATACCATTGCTGTTCCTAACTCTGCAGTGAATATGGGTAACTTCCAACACACCCCCATCTTGGGCGGCACTGTTACTGGTACCATTTATCTAAACGGCACCGTTAGCCAGACATTCACCGTCGCTAGCTCTGGGGCTTTCACTTTCAATACCGTAAGTGGAACCGACCTCGCTACCAGTGGCTCACTCGACCTAAATACAGGTGGATTCAGCCTAAGTTGGAACGCCACTGCATCTGGCCCTGTTTACTGCGTAGTTTCCTACGAGTACAACATGGAGTGCAATCAGGACCTCCCTGAAATCAATCTAGTTATTGAATCAGAAGAGATCGCTGCTAAAACCCGTAAGCTCAAGGCTGTTTGGTCCTATGAAGCACAGCAAGATCTCCGCTCTCAGCACAATCTTGATGCTGAAGCCGAGTTGACCGCTGTTCTCGCTCAGGAAATCAACCTCGAAATCGACCGTGAGTGCGTACAAGACCTCCGTCAGAACGCCGGTACTGTCGCTGCTTGGGATCTCGCTACCGCACTTGGTGATACCATCAAGGAAAAATACGAATCCCTCTACGTGAAGATTGTTGAAGTCTCCAACGTTATCCACAGAAAAACCCTCCGTGGTGGCGCTAACTTCATCGTAACTTCCCCCGAAGTTGCTTCTAT